ATTCTACAACAACACTGCTGGTTATATTAGTATTGTAAAACTATAAATATAAAATAATAGAGAACAAACATGACACAACAAGTAATTAACATTGGTACAGGTCCTAGTTCAGGTAACGGTGATCCGTTACGTGTAGCATTTACTGAAATTAACAGTAATTTTACAGAACTATATGGTATTACTGCTAATTTAACCAATTCAGTTACTAGTGTAGCTGGACGTACTGGTAATGTTACTCTAACAGTCAATGACATCTTAGGTTTCCGCGGCCTAAACCTTGTTAATCCAGCACCAACACACAGCAATAGTTCCGGAGTAATTGGACAAGTTGCTGTAGATTCTAGCTATATGTACCTATGTACAGCGGCTAATACTTGGGTTCGTAGCTCAATTACAACATCATTTTAATTGACATTTGGCCGCTAGTATGCTAAAATACTAGTATGCTGAATATAATTTCTGACTTTATTAAAGGTATACTGCCTGCGAAAAAGAAAACTACGCCTACAGGGTGGACGAGTTTTAACGCACCATGCTGTCAGCACAATGGCGAAAGCCCAGATACCCGTGGTCGCGGTGGCCTAACAGCCAATCAAGATGGATCAGTAAGCTATCATTGTTTTAACTGTAATTTCAAAGCCAGTTATCAACCAGGTCGTCATTTAACATTTAAGTTTCGTAAGCTATTACGCTGGTTAGGCGCAGATGAAAATGACATCAAACGCCTGGTAATTGAAGCCATTCGTGTACGTGAACTAGTTAGTCCTGAAGAAGTCAAAGCTGAAGAAGAAAAAATTGAATTTAAAACTCGTGAATTGCCTGAACATGCTGTTAGTTTTCAGGCATTACTAACATGGCACTTACTAGATGACTTCAAGAATGTTCCGCCACTGCTAGATGCCGCGTCTGACTATGTTAGAGATCGTAAGATTGACACACAGAAATATGATTTTTATTGGACAGATTCAACAGAACACAGTCTACATCAGCGTGTGATCATCCCTTGTATCTGGCAAGGTCGTACGATTGGCTACACATCAAGGGCATTTACAGATGGAGTTAAACCAAAATACTGGAGTCACTATGAACCCAACTTTGTGTTTAATATAAACAACCAATTACCAGATAGTAAATTTGTTATTGTATGCGAAGGCCCATTTGATGCTATGAGTGTAGACGGCGTAGCGGTTATGAGCAATGACTGTAGTGAAACTCAAGCAGACATCATTGATAGTCTAGGACGCGAAGTTATTGTAGTTCCAGATGCCGACAAAGCTGGTGCTAACCTAGTAAATAGAGCCATAGAGTATGGTTGGTCAGTTAGTTTTCCTGTATGGCAAGAAACTTGTAAAGATGTAAACGAAGCAGTGGTTAAATACGGTAAGCTATTTGTATTAAAGAGCATCTTGGATGCTAGGGAATCAAGTAAGTTAAAAATTGAATTAATGAGAAAACGACTTATTAAATAGATTTGAGTTTACAGTTATCGCCGTGCCATCTTTTATATTGTCCCTTGCCCATAGTTTTATTACAGTGCGGACAAGTGTGTAAAAGTTGAGAAGGGTGTGTACCGTTTAATAATTGATTTTTTGCGCTACGAGATTGTATAGCGCCACCAAGGAAAGGATGCGTACCGTTAGCAACTTGTTCTATGTTACGAGCTTTGGTTAGAGCGCCGTTGAGCCAGTTATGTGTTCCATCCTTGACTCGTTTATGTGACGGATTAGAGCTTCCAAGAAAATTATGTGTCCCGTCTTTAACTCGTTTTTTGTTGAGGTTGATAAAATTATGTTTGTTTTCGGCAACTAACTTTAGTTGGTGTTTACGTTGGTGTTCTCCGGATAAATTATGATGAGTTCCATCTTTAAGACGCTTTTGTTGTACTTGTTTCATTATTTGAGATAGTTCATCAGGTGAGACTTTCATACGAGTTGCTATACAAAAACAAGCCGCATAATCACCTTGAGCATAATGTATATCATAATGCTCCTGTATTGTTACTAATTTGAGATTAGAAATGTCATTATTACTATGATTATTATCGATATGATGTATTTCGTACGTGCGATTATTTTCATCTTTTGGAATAGGCCCGTAGTAAGACTCCCAAATTTTTCGGTAATTAATCCGTTTCGATTTCATTGCTTTAAGTTTCCGCATCGTGTATTATTATTTATATAAATAGTTAAAAATAGAGAATTTATGAGTAAAGATTACAGTCCCGAATTACAGAAGTTATTTCTGGAAATGATTTTACAAGATCCGATGTCATATACTAGGGTAACAAACATTTATAATCCAGAAAACTTTGATCGTAGCCTACGTGAAGTAGCTAAGTTTATCAAAGAGCATACAGATCAGCACAGAGCTATGCCTACCATTGAACAGGTCAAGGCAGTTACTGGCACAGATCTAAAACATGTACCAGACTTAAATGAAAGCCATTATGAATGGTTTATGAATGAGTTTGAGGGATTTACTAAACGTCAAGAACTTGAACGTGCTATTCTTAAAGCCGCAGACATGTTGGAAAAGGGTGATTACAATCCTGTAGAAAAATTAATCAAAGATGCTGTACAAATTAGCTTGACCAAAGACATGGGTACAGATTACTTTGCTGATCCTAAACAACGTATTGAAAAGTATTACAACAGTGGCGGACAGGTATCTACTGGTTGGCCACAACTTGATAAACTCTTATATGGTGGATTTAGTCGTGGCGAACTAAACATTTTTGCTGGTGGATCTGGTTCGGGTAAGAGTTTGGTTATGATGAACTTGGCTCTAAGTTGGTTACAAGCAGGCCTAAGTGGTGTGTATGTAAGTCTGGAGTTGAGTGAAGAACTTTGCGCACTCCGTACTGATGCTATGTTAACAGGCATGGGCACCAAAGACATTCGCAAAGACATTGATACTACTACAATGAAAGTTCGATTGGTAAGTAAGAAAGCAGGCAACTATCAAATCAAAGGATTCCCGGCACAGTCAAACGTCAACGACATTCGAGCATACTTAAAAGAATATCAAGTTCAAACAGGTCGCAAGGTAGACTTTGTTATGGTAGATTACTTAGACTTAGTAATGCCAGTTAGTGCTAAGGTTAGTCCAAATGATTTGTTTGTCAAAGACAAATATGTATCAGAAGAACTACGTAACTTGGCTAAAGAACTAGGTGTACTATTTGTAACTGCGTCACAGTTAAATCGTGGTGCGGTTGAAGAAATTGAATTTGACCATAGTCACATCGCAGGTGGGTTAAGTAAAATCAATACAGCAGATAACGTGTTTGGCATTTTTACAAGTCGAGCAATGCGTGAGCGTGGTCGTTATCAAATACAGTGTATGAAGTCACGTAGTTCAACAGGTGTAGGTCAAAAGATTGATTTAGACTATGATATTGATACTATGCGTATCACGGACAGCGGAGCCAGTGATAGCGACACTGGCAGTGGCGTAACAAATATTCTAAGTCAAATTAAAACCAATACAACAGTTAAAGAAACAGGTGATACTCCTAAAGTTAGTGCTCAAGTAGATAGCAGTAAACTTAAGAATATGCTAGCTGGCTTGAAGAAAGTCGAATAGATAAATATACTAAATTGGAGTAGAATTGTGCAGAAACGCACCCGTAGCCTTCTTACAGAATTAGACGAATTACTTATCCACAAAGATAAGGACAGTCTACTAGAGAGCCGTGCCAGTAATATCATCAATGGCGCTATTAACCTCATCAAATACATTCATGAAAGCTACGATGCTGAAACTGCCGGCGAGTTAGAACGTCGCTTGCTTAATGCTATTAAAGGACAGGATCCTGCTAAATTTACTCGTGGTGTTAGGAAACTAAAGAATGAAGATTAACGAGATCATAGTCGAAGATGACTTCCTTAAAGGCATGGCTAGAAAAGCTAAAAAAGCCGGATGGGATCTAGGCAACATTGGAGCAAATCTTGGACGTGGCCTGGCAGGTAAAAGCAAACGTGCTGGTAGAGATATCAGCGGCAAGTATGAAAAAACTGGAACCATGGCTAGAGCAGCACATGGTACAGGCAAAGCAACACGAGCAGTAGCTGAACCGGCAGTTGATTTTACTCGCGGAGTTGGTCATGAACTACACCCTAGAGAGTGGGGTCAATACGCTGGTGATATTGGTAGTGCTATAAAACAAAATACAGCAAAACCAGTAGGCTCACTATTCACTAAAGCTAGTGATAAAAAAGAAAAACCTGCTCCGGTAGGGTACAAGTTTAAAGGTCAAAAATATACCTGGACTAAAACTGTTAATGGATGGGTAAATGATCGTGGCCAACAAGCCAATGACGAACAAGCTGATTTCTTAGAAAATTCGTATACACCCGATGAGCCTAACGGTCCAACTACAAATACAGCAAAGCAACAACCTAATCAGCAAGCAAAGACTGCTCAGACAAAACAACAAAAGAAACCAAATATAGGTGGAATCGGACCGGACGATCCGAGATACGCTGATTTAGAAGCTAAGGTAAAAAACGCTAAACCAACACCGGGAAAATAGTAGTTGACATTTTGGTTAAATGAGTGTACAATAGCACTTGTTGTAATTAAGAAAGATAATAAACATGCCTAGATGTACCCGTTGTTATACAGAATTAAATCCAAATGATCCAGATGCCCATTGGAGTGGTTCATTTATTTGTCCTACATGCCGATTGGGCGATCGAATTGAACAGCGGTCACAACCAGTAAGATCATATGTAGAACCTCTTCCTGAGGAAGTTAATAACGTACTTATTACGCTAGTATCAATGGTAATAGCTGGACTAGTAACATATTTTGTAGCGTGGCCAGTGTTGAAATTTTGTTTTGGTATTGTAGTTGATATGTTTAAGATATTGTTTTAGGTTAAAGAATGAAATTATTTGAAATTAAAAAACAAACTCCTGATTTTTTACTTGCTGAAAGTAAAAATGTTCACCTCGAACATCTAGAGGATTTGGTTTTTAATAAAGGCTGGGCCGGTACACAAGAAGCCTTAAACTACATTGACAGTTTACGTCATATGCTAGCAGAAGGCACAGGCACAACTACTAAACTAACAGTTAAATGGGATGGTAGTCCGGCTATTATCTGTGGTGTTGATCCAGAAGATGGTAAGTTTTTTGTAGGTACTAAATCAGTATTCAGCAAAGCAAATCCGAAGCGTGTCAAGTCAACTGCTGATGCGCAAGCAATGTATAGTGATCAACCTGAATTAGTTGCTATCCTACAGGCCGCATTTCAATACCTACGAGAATTAGGTATTCGTGGAGTAGTACAAGGTGACCTAATGTTTACTCCGGGTACTGTTACTACAGTCACAGTCAACGAAGAAGATTGCTATGTGTTTACACCAAATACAATTACCTATGCTGTTCCAGTTAAAAGTCATTTAGGTGAGCGAGTAAGAAATGCAAAGATAGGTATTATTTTTCACACTAGTTACCAAGGTGATACTGTTGACACTATGTCAGCTGAGTTTGGGGTAAACGTAACAGCATTTAATCAAACCAAGGATGTATGGTTCGATGATGCTACTTACAAAGACTACACGGGTATTGCTAGTCTAACGCCAAGTGAAAACACAAAGTTACAACGTGGCCTAAATGCCGCAGTACAAACAATGGAAAAGATTGGACAACAACGCTTTGATCTAGTTTTACAAGACAAAGAGTTTGCTCGTATGATCAAACCATTTATCAATAAACAAATCCGTGGTGGCACTCAAGTAGGAAATCCTACACAGTTTATAAAACAGTTCCTTACGCACTATCAAGATGAAATGATGAAGGGCATTGAAGACATGAGCGGTGGAGCTACCGGACGTGGCGCACAAAATCGTCTAGCTAAAATCAAAGCACGTGAACAATGGA